AGTTTAGCTTTTCCCATCCCATAAAATAATCCAAGATTAATTGTTTTGGCTTCCTTACGCTCTATGTTTGCTAAGTCAGCTACCATTTTATGAAAATCCATTTTAGGATCTTTATTATATTTTTCCATCATACTTATTACTGATTGATCATTTTTTAAAGTATTATGTCCCGCTGCGTAGTGTAATACTAATCTAGGTTCTTGTTGGGAATAATCAAAACAACCCCACTTACACCCTTCATCAGGTAGAAATAAACCTCGTATGGTTGGTCCTAGTAAATTATTTCTTGCAGGGATTTGTTGCAAGTTTGGATTTGAATATGAAAATCGTCCTGTTACAGTTCCCCCTGCGTCGGATCTTAATTGATTTATATCTGCATGAATACGTCCATTATGTTCATGTTTTAAAATTGTATCAATGAAAGTAGTGTGGGCTTTATTAAATTCTCTTGCCTCAGCAATTGCTTTTACTACGGGATGATTATGTTCGTGTAATGTAGCTCGGGTAAAAGATGGAGCATTACTTTTAGCTGTTCGTTTAAAAGATAAACCAAGTTTATCAAAAACTTTGGCAATACTACGCGCGGCCCATATCTCTACATCTACCCCTGTTTCTTTTTTAATGAATCCCAGTAGTTTATTTTCTCTTAATTGCAATACTTGTTTTAATAAGGCTGCTTTGTCCGTATCTACTCGAACGCCTTTAAATTTCATTTTCACTAAACAAGGGAACAGTTTTGTTTCTAAATTAAAAATATCTTTAAGGTTTTGTTCTTTTATTTGTTTAGAAAATTTTTTAAATAATTCTAATGTTAATTCTGCATCCTTTTCTGCATATGAACCAACCATGGCGGCTGGAAGTTTATACATTTCTGACTTAGCATCGACTCCCGCTTTATCTGCTGCATCTTGAAGTGCCTTTTCATCTTTAACTTTACCTAATTCTGTATATGATAAAGCATTTAAAGAATAATAAAGTCTATTTTCATCCAAGACTGATGCCATCATCATTGTGTCAACTATAATTCCATTGATTTTAATTCCATAAGATTTTAACCAAGATACATCATACATTGCATTATGAAATATTTTAGGACATGGGAGAGCACAAATATCTTTTACCCATTTCATCACGGACTCTTCTTGAAAAAAATTACCTTGTTCGTGGCCAAAAGAATAGTAACCCGACCAACCTTCCACGGCTACAGCTACACCTATAATTTGACCATCTTTTCTTATTGCACCCGAACCCCGTTTTTTAAGGCCTGGATCTTTGGTTTCTAAATCAATTGCAATATAAGGATATTTACCTAAGTCTTTAAATTCTTGAGGTGAATTCCACATTTCTTCGTTAAATAAGTTCTCCATAGTCCCTTTCCAAAATCATTTCTAAATAATGTATTGCTTTTTTAATGTCGTCCTGTTTTCCTTTCTTAGAATGTCTACAAATATATTTTATAGCGTTCCCTTCAGCAAAAAGCAATCTATTTTGGTTTATAAACTCAGCGGGTTGAATTTTAAAATCTTGGTAGTGGTCTCCTTGAATTTGTTTATTTAAAGATTTATATGACATAACCATTTCTTTCTGATCTTAATATATAAAGTCTTTGTTTGGTTCTGGTTACTCCTACAAAAAATAATCTATGTTCATTATCCGGTGAATTTTCAAACTCACTTTCTATAAAATTAGATTGGTATTCATCTGCTCCCCAATCTGTATATAAAACTACATTTTCACATTCTTTTCCTTTGGAACCGTGTAAAGTCATTATACTTATGTCAGCCTCTTTCATTAAATCATCTCCATTTTTTATTAAATATTTCATAAAATCTTTTGTATCCTCTGGAAAATCTAAATGTTCCCAACTTCCCTCAACGAGTAAACCATGATTCGTTTTTAATTCTTCTAAGGTAACGGAGTCTAAAGAATCTAACGTTTTCCCACTGGAAAAACCTCTTGTGATCTGTTTTAGTTTTACTTTTAAAAAAGCATACATCACTTTTACATCTTTAACATTTATATTTGCACCTTGATGGAGTCTAATCCAAGTCCTGTAGGCAGTCATAACTTCTTTTAATAAATAAGAAGCACCTGAGTATTCATATCGTAGTCCTTTCATATATAAATGCTCTTGAGCTTGACCACATAATTTATTTGTCCTTGCTAATATCATCCACTTCCCTGATGAAAAATCTATATCTTCTATAGCAACATTATTAAAAACTTCTCCCTCCTCGTCTCTCGCTTCCCAATTCTTGCTTCTTCGTTCTTCTATTCTACCTAAAATTTGTAAAGCTACTCGATGCACGCTTCTCGGAACCCGTCTCGACTGTACTTGCTCATCAATAACTCCTTTTAAATTTATAAATGTAGTCGCTTCAGCACCTTGAAAACCAAATATAGTTTGGTCGTCATCACCAGCGATAAAGGATCTCTGAGTTTTCTTTTCAATTTCAAAAAACATATCCCATTGTAAAGCGTTTAAGTCTTGGGCTTCATCTAAAAACACTACATCAAAAAGTTCATCTTTTCCTTTTATTTTATCAGTGAACATTTTTATCATGTCATAAAACTCAATGACTCCTGTTTCTTTTTTATATTGGTCGAGAGAGGCATCTATTTGCTCTGCTTTATAGATATCATCCCATCCAGCTAATCCTTTTTCAACGGCAGCTTCTTCTAAAGATATTTTTTTATTTTTAGCATAATCTCTAACATCTAAAATTTTATCTTTAAATCTAGGTTTGCCAGTTATTGGGTCATAGGTAACATCTGTCTTTAGCCCAGCTGCCATCGGCTCATATAATTTAAATTGATTCCATTGACTGTTCCCTTTTAAAAGTTTAGCACCAACATCTATTCCTAATTCTTTTACTCCAAGGGCATGCATGGTTCCGATATATCCTATTTTTTTTCCAGGAAATAGTTCAGCGAATCTTTCTTTGGCTTCTTCTGCAGCTGGTTTACTGAAAGTAATATAACAAATTTTTTCAGGATTAGTTTTTAACTCATTTATTTCTCTCAACATATAATGATTTAATAATCTATATGTTTTACCGGTTCCGGGAGGACCAGGTATTATTGTTCTTTTGTTCTTTTCCATGCCGGCTCCTTGCTCTCTGGCAGTGATGGTGCCGGAGTATTTGATTTTATTGTTGTGATTTTAAAACAACGTACAGTTTTATTGTTAATTTTTAACCAATCTTCTATTAAATCTAAACTAACTTCAGCTTGTAGTTTTTGAACTACAAAATTTTTAGGATACCTTTTATCAGGCCATTTATTTTTAATTAAATATCTCCAAAAATCTTTCATCTTAAACCAGCTGTACCCATCTTCAGTATATGGTACACCTCGTTGTATATCATTAATACTTTTACCATTTATTTTATTTATAAACTCTTCTAAATACTCCATCATTTGATTGTCTATTTTTAGATCATCGGTAGCTTTTGTATCTGTTTCTTCCTTCTCTGCTAAAAGTTTAATTAACATTTTTCTCCATAGCATTTTTGCCATAGGCATTTGAGGCCGACCTATTTGTTCTAAACATGCCATTGAGAAGTGATCCGGGTCATGTAATGTTTTAGTATCCACTGATACAGTTTGACCATCTATGTCACAAAAAAATAAAGGGGGATCGGAATTGTATTTCCTAATGCTCGTTATAGTTTGCTGAGGTTCCTCTCCATCTCCTACCCCAAACTTTCTTGTTACACATACTTTAGAATTACAGAAGGATACAAGGGGTTCATTTTTACATTTATAAAAATATTCTCTAGTTTCAACAGAATTAAATATAACTGTAACTTCACTAGGAACAATCGGTGGAGTAAAGTATTTTGTATTATAATAACTTAATTTTTCTTCTCTAGTTTTGGCATTTTCATGATATCTTTTTTTAACATACACAGCTACATTATATAAAGTGTCATTTCTAATTCCGGTACTTACCCCATTTTTTAATAATGTAATAAGACATGGTGGCATTTCTAAAAAATCATCTTCTCCCGTATCATTTAACTTTAGGTTTTTAAAATCCTCTACACTTAAAACTGTTTTATCATAATGATCAAAAAATTGTTCTACTTCAAGAATTGGACTACCTTCAAAATCAAATGCATACCGCACTGTATTTTTAATATTATGGTATGGTAGATTTAAAAAACTACCTACATCATTCTGGGTTATCTTTTCTTGTTTAGGAAATATTTCTGCTCTTGCGTGCCCAATCGCTGCTGCAAACTCTTTTAATTTATTTCGCATCATACTCGCTTGAACAGGTTCTTTTACAAATAAAAATAAATGAGCACCACCAGACTTTGATCTAAAGACAGTCAGAGGTATTTGTTTACGTTTTAAATCTTGCGCTATCTGTTTATGATTCAATGGATACACGTCCCAGTCAATGCATCCCCATATGCAAGTATTATTTGATCTAATAGGAATAATACCTAAAGCTGGATCAGATCCGTTTAAATGATCCATCCACATTTGATCTGTCGCAGATCTTTGAATAGTTTTAGAGACGACTTCGTTTTTCCCATCGGCTCTTATCTCCCCTGTTTTACGGGTTACACCATGAGCTTTATCTGAACCTTCAAAAATACTTTTAAATTTTTTTAATACTTTCATTTATTGTAATTATTACGTAGGCGCCTCCAGTCTCCCTTCAGCGCCTACTATTCACACTATTTGCCGGCGAAAGAGTTGTGAAATTTTTTAGCTCTCTCATAAAGTGATTTGTCATTTACGACATTACCTCTCACAACATTCCAACCATACCATTGATTACCTTTCCCACTGTTTAAAACAGAAGTTAAAGTATACATATGACTGTAAGTTGCAGGAGTGTATGGTCCATTTTTGCCTTCAAGTGTAATTGAAGCCATCATGGAGTTCCATTTTCTACTCACTTTACCCTGAGAAGAACTCATAGAAATGAGTGCGGGTTCTGGACTCACTCCATTAATCAAAACAAAGTGTTGACCAACTGTAAGAATGTAATTTCCATTCTCTAGACGATCTTTCCCTGATTGATCTTTGGTAGTTTTAGTAAGTATATCCGAACTTGCATCAAAGATGTTTTCGGGTCTACCTGAACCTGTTCCAAAATCTGCCCATTCTTGAAATTCAAGTTTGTAATAGCAGGGTACAACCTCTATTCCCTTAGCACCATCATAAGTTTTTTTAGTCACAGTGTTAAGGAACATACCTGGGTCTGCACCTTCAACGTAATTTTGATTACGCTTCTGTGCCTCTCCAGATCCGTTTTGTAAAAGTTTAAGAATTGGTAAAGCCAGATTTTCTGTCTTTACATTTTCTAAACCTTTGGCCGCATCATCCTCAAACAAAATGTCTGATGGAAGATTTTCTTTTTTTATAGTTACTTGTTTCTCGTTACTAGTTTCCATAGTTATCTCCTTTTTATTTTTGTACTGTTACCCGAGTAGATTTTAAAAATGTCAGAAGGCATCTCAAGATTGCTCTCAAGACGCTCTCTGACTAGCGCTTTCAGAGTCACTGCATGAACAGTTTCGCGCTGTATCGGTTCAAAACCTTGACCCTTAGCAAGGTCAGCATATTGCTGAGCCTTGTTATCTTCGTCCCGACCAAAGGTAACAGTGATATCATTTTTAATAATATCACCTAGGCCGTTATCTCGAAGAAATTTAAAAGCTTTTGCTTTTCTATCAAAAAAGTCGGAATCGTTTTCACCTCTCCCTTGTGATATAGAAGCATAATAAAATGGTTTAATTTCCACAGACTCACCATCTTTAAGCTTTAATTTTGTAATATTCATTTCTTGCATCATCTTGGGTATTTCTACTTCAGATAATACTTTAGCTTGCTCTTTTAATTTTGAAATACTTTTTTCTGCATTAGAAATTTCGTCTTCAATATTTTTTAATGCAATAACTTTTTGAGATAGACTCGCCGCTGCATCTATTTGATTTACAGATTCTATTCTATCATCTTCATAATCTATTTTCATATAATTCCTTTCATAAATTATATATAATCCTAGACTTTTGATTTGTCAAGTTTAATTTTTAAATAAATCTATTTCTATGGCGTAGTAAGTCTTTTCTTGTCTGTCCCACTTCAGGAATTTAAATTTCCCATTGGTAATATCGGACACCACTGAGCATACCACACCTATTGTGGCTGGGTCCCCTGATAATAAGAGGTAATCTTCTGAAGTAAAATCTTTTAGAAGAGTTCTAAGTTTGTGAACTAATGGTCCTGGAGATAATATCATTTGAGAGTACATAGGTAATAGAGTTTTTATTTCTCCATACTTAGAGGCCCCCAGAACATTATATTTAGGTTTCCCGGTTTCTTTATCTATAGGTATTTCTTGTGTTAAATAAACTTTCGCCATTGACTTTCTCTTTTTACTCTATATATCTTTTTTTACACAGAAAGCAATGATTATATCTCATAAACATAAATTAATATTTATTAAACCACTTAAAGTAGCGGGTACTTCTTTTGAATTAGCTTTAAGAGATTATTGTGGCCCCGATGATATTATTACACCATGCACCCGAGACGATGAAAAAACTAGTCGTGAAAGAAATAGGTTTCATTATCAAAACTACCACAATGACACTAAGTATTTTAAACTTGTTACCGGCATAGATATTGAGTGGAACATTATGCAGATGATAGATAATAATGCTTGTTTTCAAGTTATGGATGGGGAGGTTCATGTATATGAACCTAATAGTAAAAGATATTATAATCATCTTAAAGCCAATAAAATAAAACGATATATAGGGGAAGATATTTTTAATTCTTATACTAAAGTTTCTATGATTAGAGATCCGCTGGATTATTTAATTTCTAACTATTATTTTTTTAATGTATGTGATCAGATTTCTTTTAGAGAATATGTTGAAGAAACCTCAGGTAGAGAATTTGATGATTTTTTTGAAATTAATAATCAATATATAATTGATCATATAATCCGTTATGAGAATATGAAGGAAGACATTGAATCTCTAGAAAGTAAAATCCCTGGATTAAAAGGTTTGTTTGCTAGAATGAAGACTTTCAAATCTAAGGTCTATCGACAGGAAAAACGTTTCCCTGGTACGAGAGTACGACCCCTTAAAGCAACTGCTGAGGCTTTTAAAAAAAATTTCCCAGGGGCATTTGATATAACAAAAACTAAGTTTTCAAAAATATATAAAAAATTTTACTAAAGATAGTTGACAAAACTCCTAATCTATCCTATATAGATACTTAGAAAGTATAAAATATTATGTTATATAAATTTAAAACTAAGCCTTTTGCACACCAATTAAAAGCTTTGGAAATGTCTTGGGATAAAGAAGTTTACGCTTACTTTATGGAAATGGGTACCGGGAAATCTAAAGTATTGATAGATAATGTATCTATGCTTTATGATAAGGGAGAAATAAATGGTCTTTTATTAATAGCACCAAAAGGTGTGTATAAAAACTGGTATGATTCAGAAATACCTACACATATGGTGGATCATATTGAAAAAAAATGCGTCTTGTGGACTGCTCTTCACACCAAAGAAAAAATAAAAGAACTGAATACCTTATTTAAAAGTGGAACAGATTTTCATATTTTAATTATGAATGTTGAGGCTTTCTCAACTAAAAAAGGTGTATTATTTGCATCTAAATTTTTAGCGGCCCATAAATCCGTCATAGCTATTGATGAAGCTACAACCATAAAAAATCCATCAGCTAAAAGAACTAAAAATATATTAAAAATTTCTAAAGATTCTAAGTATAGAAGAATCCTAACAGGATCCCCTATTACCAAATCCCCTTTAGATCTATATTCTCAATGTGAATTTCTTGATCCTTATTTACTCGGTCATCATTCTTTTTATACCTTTAGAGCCAGATACGCCGTTACACGTAATATAAATTTAGGAGCTAGGAGTGTTCAAGTGGTGGTTGGTTATAGAAATTTAGGAGAGCTCTCGGATATTTTAAAACCCTTTTCATTTAGGGTGTTAAAAGAAGATTGCCTAGATTTACCCGAAAAAACCTGGATGAAAAGAGTTGTCACCATGACTCCCGATCAGTCTAAAGTATATAATGAAATGAAACAAACAGCTCTTGCACACTTGGACGGAAAAGTTTTAACAACTAATACTGTCTTAACTCAATTAATGAGACTTCATCAAATCACCTGTGGCCATTTTGTAGCAGATGATGGAACTACTAAGGATTTACCCTGTAAAAGAATTGATGAATTATTAGATATTCTAGAAGAAGTAGAAGGGAAGGTGGTTATTTGGGCGCAATATCAAAGAGATATACATAAAATTATTGCAGCTTTGAGTAAAAAATATGGTGAAGGAAGTTTTGTAGACTATTATGGATTAACACCTTCAGATGATAGACAGAATAATATAAAAAGATTTCAAGAAGAGGAAGAGTGTAGATTTTTTGTAGGTACTACTCAAACCGATGGGTATGGTATTACATTAACAGCGGCGAGTACAATGATTTATTTTTCCAATGGTTATGATCTAGAGAAAAGACAACAATCAGAAGCTCGTATTGATCGTATTGGTCAAGAAAAACCAATGACATATATTGATATAATCTCTGAAGACACTGTTGATGATAGAATAGTTTTAGCCCTAAGAAAAAAACAAAACATTGCTTCCCAGATTATGGGAGAAGAGTTAAAAAACTGGATTTAATTAAATAGGATTTTATAGGATGAAAAGTATTTCTTACCAAAAATTTTATAACAAATTAAAGGTCTTGTAAACCAGTTTCCCGGTTTAAATATTTATATTCAATTTTGTGAATGTCAAAGTCATCCATGATTTTCTTGCAGATGTTAGTATGATTAAAGTCTCCACATGAGTATACATCAAACTGCATTAGTGCGGGGTTAGGTTCATCCCAAACATGCATTACAATATGTGAAGTTTCTATTACAGCGATGGCAGTGATTCCTCGATTACCTTCCATGCTACAATACTTAACATAAGGCCCCATCATTACTTTCATATTAATAGAGTCAATAAAATCTAACATCCATGTTTTTAATTGTTCTTCGTCTACAGGCGGGCGGATGGCTTCAGCACGTACGATAAGGTGCTTATGTACGAGCAAACTATTTTTCATCGGACTACTAATGTAAGTATTACATATGCCATTCCGGAGACAAGTGCTCCTACTGATACTAATAAAATACTTTCTATTCTATCAATTTGTTTTTTTAAACTAGAAATTTTTTCATGAGTTTGTTTTTGCATAATCCTACAAAGTTTTTCATGTGATTCTATTTTTTGTAATGCGCTATCTTTGGCCATTAAGCTAATCCTCTGTGTTTCAATCTAATTTGTTTTTCTGTTGGAGATAAATAAACATCTTCAACTCGAGTAAGACCTGAAGCTAGCACCTGATTATTGGGAGTAGGTGGTTTAAACATTCCCGGAGCCGGCATTGGTGTTGGAGGTAAAGATGATTGTTGATTATTAATATTTTGCATTTGAGGTAAATAATCTTGTAGTCTTAAATTAAGAGGTTCATTTAAACTTTGGTTTTCGAAATCTTTAATCATTTGATTAATTATTTTTTCTGCCGGTAAATAAGGATTAGGAATACCACCTAATTCTGCATTTCTCTCGAATCGTTCTTCAATTTTTGCAGAGGGTTCAAATGGATTAAAGTGTCCCCTTAATAATCTCTTTAAAGTTTTTTTAGATAAACCCCTTCGGTCAAAAATATCTTTTAAGTCTCTATCCTTTAAACCTAAAGTTTCAGCAGCGTTCAATACTTGTTTCATATTTTGTTGAGTTTCAAATAAAGTTTGATTCGCAGTAAAAAATCTTTCAATAACTTCTTGTGGAGTTTTTCTCGTTCCACTTAATACTCCATACTTACCACTAGTAAAATTTTTTCTATCTTCCGATTGTTCTTTTTGAAATGCTCCTAGATAAAAACCTAGACTTCTTTCCGGATCTATTTTGATAGGTCTCATACCAAATATACCTGCTACTTCCGGACCTATTTCAAAAGTCTGTGCTCCTTTTCCAGGTTCACCTGTAATAGCTTTGGCAGTTCTTTCAAAAGGTTGCGTTGTAGGTAATAATGTTTTAGATAAATGTTGAAAGATAATATTATATTTTTCCATTTCGGGTGTACGTGGTCCATATAATTGATAGCCTTCTCTAGTCTCTCCACCTCTTGATACAATGTCCATAAATGCTTCTGTAAAAATAGATTCGGATATAAAAGGGGAAGCAGTTTGGGCAGCAGCATCTACCAATCCCTTAAAAAAACCTTTAGATAAAACTGCTTCATCTTCTATACCTTTTTGAATATTATATAAAACTGTTTGGAAGGGCCTTGTTAATGTATCATACACATTATTTTTAGACCAATCTATGTAGTAATAATCATCTGTAACTGGATTTTTAAATAGAATTTTTTGTGAGTCTCGTGCCCAAGGTGCAACAAAGTAATTGATTGCATCAGCTTCATCGTTTGTTATACCAAATATTTTTTTAGAACCTTCTACTATACTGTAAGGTATCACACTGGTTGCAAAGGTCATGCCAGCTAATCTTTTCATACCAATACTTCTTGTAACAGGATCTTTTATTTCTTTTAAAGCTCGATTAAATACACCATACCCTGTTCTAAATATTTCAGAAGGCCAAGACATAAAATTACCAAAAGGTGATACTCTCATAGATCTTACAAATTGTCCTACTCTTGCATAATTAGGAACTGTATTCTTTACAATTTCAGCGACTTGCTCTTTTAAATCTCGAGGAATTGGTAATCCTTTTTTCGCGTATGCATTTCTAAGTCTTACTAATTCTACTTCATAATTATAAACTTTCCAAAAATCATCTTCGGCAACATATAAATCTTGCGCTACTCTTCCTGTTTTTTTAACCGCTTTACTAATTCCTTTACCTAAGTTTCTTAATAAAGGAAATAAAACACTATCAGTTGCAATATTACCTTGGCCAAATTTTACATCCTTCATTAGATTTCTAAGATCACCAAGTCGGACGTTTGTATTTACAATTCCTAATCTTAAATATTCTCTGTATTTAGCCATGGCCTCGGGCTGTCTCATCCCAACTTGAATAACTTTACGAGCTTCATTCATGGCTTCGGCAATTAATTTTGGACTCGTAAGTAAGGTTCCATTTGCTAGTGCAAATGCTCCAGAGCTTAAAAAATTTCTAATATGAGTAGGAATAGATAGTACAGTTTTTGCAAACTGGGCCCCAGCTTTTGGAGTTAACAACCCATATCTATAAGCAGCCGAAGCAGTTCTTCCCAGGAGTCCTTGTCCTTTTGCTTCACCTCTTAACCAATTTTGCATTTGACTTACACTTTCAAAACCCTCCGCAACATCTCTTGATGTATAAACATTTTCATCTGGAAAATATTTAATCATTCCTTCAGGTAGTTTTACAACGGGGGTGTTGGGACCAAACGCTTGTTTAGCTGCTAAAGGTGTCGCGTGAAAAAATCCTCTAGCACCGAAAGGTGTGTTAGCACCTACATTTCTCTTTATATTTTTATCTAAGTTTTGCATGGTTTGGAAAAGTTCTCCTCGTCTCGCGATGCCCGATAATCGTCCCACCGCTTCATATATAGAGTGACGAGCGTCTTCTACCTCACCAAATAATTCTCTAAAGGCTTTGCTACCTTTACCTATTATTTGAAATGATTGTGTTCCATCAGGTAAATTTTTTTCTAATGTTTGTGCAAATGTTTTAATATTATAAGGAGTATCAGCTCCCTTAGTTAAATTAACATATTCAAAAGTAGGAAGGGTATCTTTTTTAGGGTCCATTTTTCTCACACTGTCAACAATATCGTTTACATAACTTTCAGCCATTTGAGGTGAAATAGGTTGATTATTTTTTGCTGCATATCTTATAAAGATATTTTTTACTCGGTCTAAAGTATCTCTAGTTGGTTTATAAGCTTGTAAAAATCCAGCCTCTTTATTTTCGAATATTTCAAATGTATTTGCTAAAGTATCTTTTACTCTTTTTCCCAAAAGACCAGAAAATTCACCTTGTAAACCCATAGGTAAATCCTGAGCAGCTGGGGAGTTACTAGCTGTTTTTAATAATTCTATAAAATAACTTCTGCTATTTTTTATTCCTTTTAATATAGTTTCAATTCCTTCTTCTGTTGCACCATTTCTACTTAAATTATCAATAAGTTTAAATTGTAATCCTTCGTCTAATCCTCTTGTTAAATCTCCCTCAAATAAAAGATCATTTAAATCTTTAAATAATTCTCTTCTTTGTTTAGTATTGGCAGAGAATAAAAATTTTTTAGTATCAGGAAATATATTATTAATTTCTTTATCTATTCTTTTAACCTGTTCCATAGCATAATTCGTATCAACCATTTTACTAGCGGATTCTTGTTCTTTTGCCAAAGCTTGTCCAATTGGTTTTAGTCCTCTAAATCTAAATATTCCAGCGAACTTATCTAATTTTCTTTCAATAGAGTCATCACTATAAGCTAAAGCTTTACCTTTTTTCTTTAATAAGCTACCAATTCCTTTACTTAATCCATAAACAATAGGGGTAATTAATACAGACTCTGATCCAAATTTAGCTCTGTTTATTAATTTTCTTAAAGAATCTTCACTTCTATCTTCTCTTTCTCTGGTGTCTAATTGTGTTGGGCCCGCGCCAAAAGCATCTCCAATAGTTCCTAGCTGCTCGACATCCGCTACCATCGTCTCGCCTACCGCTCCACCGGCTACAACAGCTGCGAATTTTTGACGACCTGTTAACTTATTTAATTTGTCTGCAGATGCGGCTCCCGCTTTAACATTTTTACTAGTAACATTAAGATAGTTACCAGCTCTTTTTGCTTTCAATGCTTTATTGGCTAGTTTAAGTGCAACTTTAGCCCCTATAGTCCCTGGGATTCCTATTTGGACTAATGCTTCTGTTAATCTTCCAACAGCTCTTTCTTGTGCAACTTCTTCGAATGGATTTAACCAATCGAAAAATTCTTCCACATCAGCAGCTGTATTTGTATCTAAACCTAAATCAATTAACTCTGCGCCTAGAGATACCACTCCTTCAGGAACTTTTATAACTCCTGACACAATACCTGCTAGCCCAGCTGTTATGGCTGATCTTTTATTATTATCTTCTGCTTCCGGAGCTAAAGACTCTTCTTCTGTTTCGGTGATTGTTTCTACACTAGTACCCGACTTACGTTTGTTAAGAATATCTTGGAGACTTATAGTCTCTTTTTCCTCAGTTTCAACAAGGGGTGTTTGAGTAGCTCCCGCATCACGTTGTTTAAGAAGTTCTTCTAGACTTATAGCCATTTAATCTCCTTAATCCGATTTAATTACATTAAATCCGTAATCTACGTAAACAGTATCTGTCTCACCTGTTTCATCATTCCTATCTAAATAAAAATAAACAGCGCCTGCAGGCGAACCACTAAGTAAGGTATTGATTGCATATAAAACATTATTTCTAATTGCAGCTGGATTCTGGGCTAGATCATCATCAAATATATCTACTAAATTTATATCTAATGCGTCATCTCCTTCTAATCTTCCTGCGGCTACTATTTTTTCATGAATATCCCTGGATCTAATTCTATTGAGTTTTTCTACTTCTCTTTCAGCCACTTTTTCATCATAGGCTTCTTTTTGTTCAACTTCTCTCGTATCCCAGTACTCTGTAGGCATCTTTAATTCTGATGGCTCTTTATATATTTTATCAAAATATTCCGTACGAACAGTTTCGTCCTCTTGTATTTTTCCATTTCTAAAACGTACAATAGAGTCAAGTTCTTCCTTACTTAATGTGCCTAAATCTTTCCCTGGAAATAATACGTCGGCAAAATATTTAAAAGTTTTTATATCAGCAGTTTCTTGTTCATCACCAAACTCTTTTTTTTGGTTCTGTTTATACATTCTTTCTTCATCCCTATCGTAGATTTTTACCGCTCTATTTAATTTAGCTTCTTCAATCGCCTGATCTCTCCCTCTTCTAGCAGCTGTCTCTTTTATTAAAGCCTCTGTTGGGCCACCTAAAGACCTGGCTATATTTTGTAGCAAACTACCACCTGTTTCATTTGCTAATGCAGGTCCAAATCTAGCTAAAAAATTAGTAAGTCTATTATCTTTTTGTGGTTTAAAATATTTGTCCATCAATATTCCAGACTCTTTCATAGCCTGTTCCATAGATGGTTTTCTTAATGTAGAGATGCCTTTTGAATCATTAGATTTTTGGTTTTTCTTCTGATTCTCAATTATTTCCTTCATTGTAAAATCTTCTGAGAAATCACCTACAAAAGGATCAATTTTAATTTTATCTATTAACTCCAAATCGTCAGTACCGGCGGAATATGTTCTTCTTTGAGTAAGACCACCTTTTCTAAACATAGGTCTTTTAAGAATACTATGCATTATTATCCTCCTTTAACCGCCCCATAAATTCCTCCAAGAGATGAACCTATAGATAGTGCTGTTTGTAGAGGGCTCATTTGAGGGGCTGACATCCCTGTTCCAATTGGTTGTTGAGGAGCTGTCATTCCACTTAAAGAACCTAAACCTGAAGAAAGATAACTTGCTCTTTCATACGGTTCATAAGCTTTTAATCTTTGAGCTTGTCTTTGTGAATCTTCTACAGCTTGCCTGTATGCAAGATCACTAGCTCCAGCTGCTTGTAAACCAGCCATTGTTTGACCAGCTAATGCCGGTTGTAAAGTAGCAAGTTGTGATTGTTGACCAAATGCTTGACCAGCTGCAGCTTGTGCTTGACCAAAACCTTGACCTAAAAGTTGTGCTTGAAGGGCTGCTCTATTTCTGTCGGACTCTGCTCCGTATTGTGCTCTTTCAACACCTTCTCTACCACCACCAAAAGCTCCTGCTGTCACTGCTCTATCAGCTATCCCTTTCATTCCTCTTTGTGATTGTAAATCATATTCGTCTAAAGTTACATCAATCACATCTTGTTGATATGGTGACATAAACTGTTGGTAGGCCTGAGGTCCTGAGAATTGA